GCAGGCATATACTGACGGATGAAGTTGATCACACCCATAGTGGTCCGCTCAGGCTTTCCATTATCACCGATGTTTTCAGTCCGGATGCCCCAGAGGAATGCAAGTTCCATTTCCCAGGAGTGCATTTCCAATGCTTCAGCCTTTGCCTTTTGGTATTGGTCACCTGTGCGCAGCCGAGTAGCTCTGGCCGTACGAGTGATGGACAAAGGCGTACGGAAAATCTGAGTGTAGTTGTAAACCTTGGTCGGATTGAGGGCGATAGCATCAGGCATTTCACCACCCTCAGGGTTGATATTACCGATGATTTTAAAGGTATCACAATCACTCAAGTCATGATTATCAGAGTTATCATCATCTTCGAGCAACTGCACAGCGAGAACAGAGTTAACCGTTCCCCTAGTTACTCCGATGATCTTTCCATTTACATCAACTGCATAGTCCGAAGCATCACGCATAAGGATTTGATGTCCTTCACGAATGCGGTTTGCCAAAGTGGTGGTAATTTGAAGATACAAAACATCCCCTGCAACACCACCAGTTACGTATGCAGCTGAGAGGTCAGGCAAGGTGTAAACGCCTGCAACTGCTCCACCAACTGCAGTTTGTTCCTGAGTCCACCAATGGAACTGAGGATCGTCCACTTTTGAAGAACCCATCATGGATAGAATTGCAGTCAAAGGAGCCATACCATTTGGATACAGTTTAAGAATCTGCTGTCTCCAATTAAGGGGTCTCTGATCAGTTACCCAGTCACCATTACCTCTCATTCCGAGAAACATAGTTAATTACCTCCTAAGAAATAAGATGTTCCAAAATTCGGATCATCTGTTAAAGTTATTGCGGTGCAGCTACAGTAGTGGGAGCTACGGTTGTAGGCGTCCCAGTAGTGCCAACAAACGTTGTGATGGATGCAGCGACGAACCAAGCTAGGCCATCACTGTAAGCAAGTAGTTTATCACACTTGCCATTGAGAACTACATCACCAGGCCAGCATTCACTATCGTCACGATCTTTGACTGTGATAGTGTTCACCGCATCTGCATTACGGCAGATGATGGAATAGAAACGTCCCTTAGCTTCCGCTACAGGAGGAAGTGTCAGGGCCCATGGTCCACTGTCGCCATCGGCACTAGGTCTAACTACATAGTCCCTAGTACTCATCTGGTAGGCGGCATTAGGATTCACATACTTATCTACCACCTCTTTATCATGTTGTGCAAATCTGTCCTCAAGCATTAGTTATTACCTCCTAGTACTTTATTCATCTCATCGATCTCACTTTCGATCGGAGAAAGTTTTGGTGGTTCAGTTGACCTTCCACTTTTGCCTTTCGTCCTTGGTAATCGTGGAGGAGTGCCTTTGTCAAGCTGAGGTTTAGTTGGTAATTCAAGTCTTTTTCTTACCTCAGGTGCTACGTCCTTCATAATTTCATCGTAGCGCTTTTTAGGGTTTTGTTCAGATAGTTCTTCAAAGACAGTTGCAACAACTTTCTTGAATGGTTCAAGGTCTTTGTTTTCAGTGTAGAATTTGTTGCTCAAGTCACGCATGGTTGTTAGGCGATTGAACCTATCATCGATGGTAGAAGGAATTGTTCTAAGGTCCCGTTCTGAGATTACCTTTCGAGTGTCAGAAACAGCTTTTTGATAAATTTTGTTTAAAAGTTTGTTAAGTTCAACTGGATCACGGCTAAGGTCATCAAGGTCAAGTTCGCCAATAAAGTCCTGGTCTTCAAATGTGAGTGGTGCCTCAGTTGAAGGTGCCCTTGTTGAGGACTTAGATTCTTTCTCTGCAAGTTTTGCACGAAGCTCCTCGATCGTTTTATCTCGTTCATCAAGTTCGAGTGGGACCTCTGTAACAGGAGCAGTTGTGTTCGGAGATTCTGTTCCAGGAGCTTCCGTTCCACTTGGTTCCGTCGCAGGTGATTCACTAGCAGGTACATTAGTTCCTGGAGAATCTGTAATTGGCTCACCTGCAAAGTACTTATTCATTTGATCTACATCCCTTTGAATTTCCTTTAGGTAATCACTCATCTTGGGCCTCCTCAAGTTGTTCCAAATTTTGGGTTGTCTTTTGTATTTCCAAAGTTGATAGAAATACATCTAATATTCCAAGCACGTAGTCAACTGCCTTTTGCCTTCCGTTTAAATCTCCCATGTGCATTAAGACGGATGCGGTCGAGGGATTTTCGTCTGCAGCGTTGTCAACTATCGACATCATCTCAAGGTTGAATCCTTCTTTCCAATCATTGAGTTCATTGACTATGTCGTTCCAAAGAACTGATTCTTTGAATTCCTCAATTTGGTCTCTAGTTGTATTCACTATCATTTCAAAAATGCCTCGTTCATTTTTTGGAGTTCTTGTGCCATAGCTGTAGCTGGTTCAGAATAATATCTTCCATTTTTAAAAAGTATCCTATACCCAGCCTCAGTTTCTCCTTTGACTAACAAATCCCAAGTTTTATGCTTTCTTCCTTTCAACAGCATCCCTGTCCTTGGGTCTCTACTAGATGAATGTTTTACATAATCATTTATATCAGGATGCCATACCCAAGCTTCAAAAGCTCCAGGCTGTATCACATAATTCCCCTGATATTCAAGAGGTTTTGGTAAAGTAAATGGATGAAGTTTGCGTAATTCATTAGCAGTCTCTTCATCATAACCTGAACCTTCAGGATCAAATATATTAGGCACCTCTTCCTCCTATTGGAACAAGGTTTCCAGCCTGAGCTTGTTGTTGAACCATTTGGTCAGGCATAGTCTGTGCATTTATCTGGCCCATGTTCCTCTTAAAGTCCTCCACATTTTTTGCTCCAAGCTGTTGAGCAATATAGGTGAAAATCCTTGTTACATCAAAAGTTGCCATCAACTCAGGTGATTGACCTATTACTTTAAATAACTCAATCCATGCCTCAGAGAAGTTACCTCCAGGAATTGAACCATCTCTTACGATCAAGTCATAGTTAATTGCCAGGTCATAAGGAGTAACTTGCACACGTTCTCTGTTTCCAAAAGTAGCTTTCAACTGATCAGCGTAACGACCTACAGTTTTCACATAAGCATCTTGAGACATATACTGTTGAGTATGAACAGCGAACATTGTCCCTATGTCTTGCATAAACTGAATGCCAATGAGCATAGCAATTCGTTGCAAGCGGGAGATTGCAGAACCACGTGTCCCTTGGAATTCAGACCTAGTTAAACGTTCAGGTCCTGACATTCTAAGTGCACCCTGCATTGATTGGTCAGCTCCACTTATTCGATCCATCCACTGTGTTATGTAGGCCGAGTCAGATATATTGAGCCTAGTAATGTCCTGTACTGCAAGCTGTTGTACAACTTTGTCAACACCTCTGCCCCAAGCCGGTCTACGCAATCGAATGAGTTTTCCTGGTTTAGGATCCCGTAAATCCTCGATGTTGACGAGATAGGGATCAACCACGAGCATGTCGTTGATTGCTTTTCTGACGTTTGAGATATGTGAGTTGAACAAAAAGTCGAGTGTATGCTGCAAGCCATAGAGAACTTCCATCCTTCCAATTGGAGTGATTGAGTAACCATCATATTCAGGTGAGGCAACTGAAACTGGATACATCCCATGATTGTGATCAGCTTTTTCACATGCTATGATTACATCATCTGCGGCAAGCTCAAAGTACCATTTTTCAGGATATTCGTAAGTAGAGAGTTTCCAATCTTTTGGTATAAGTGTTACATACATCTTGATGGTATCAACTGGGTTTACAGTGTTAGTCATTGACCTGTTCAAGTCAGTAGAACCACCATGCCGAGTTTGACGGTCACTTTGATCAAGTGCAAGTATTGAACGTTTGTCTTTTTTATCTTTTAAATACTTTACATTGAACAAGTTTGAATCTGGCTGGGCTTCATCACTTAGGAGGTTCATATAGTTATCACGATCAATCCAGCCGTTAAATTCACCCTTTTGAATGTCACTTGAAGGAACTGAAGGGTCAGGTAGCCACATGTAAGGGTCAATATTGGACAAGTCATTTCCTTCAAAAAGGAGAGTCTCAACCATCTGTGTTTCATATTGAGTGTTTATCCCAAGTCCAGATTCAGTGATGATTGAACTTTTAATTGGCTTTCTCCCATAACGGCGAGTCCAACCAGGTATGGCAACTCCTATTCCATAACAAAGAGCATCGCGGAGAACTGTGTGAATGTTTAAAGGGACTTTGTTCTTAATGCAATGTAGTCTAATTACCAACTCCATTAACATTGCACCTACAGTGTCGTCATCTTCTACCCCTTCATATTGGAATATAGGGTCTTGGAAAAAGGCCATTGTTAAGTAAGTTAGCAAAGCTTCAAGCATTGAGTATGAGTAAGGGAATACAATTGAGACTGGCTTTGAAGTATCTTGCAGCTTCAAAGTTTCTTCATAATCCTTTAGTGGCATGTAAGTGGTTAATGTCCGATCTATTTCTCTCCAAGAGTCGAACCTCTTGGAAATCTCATGCCTTGCTTCACTAGCCCTTTGCCAAATCTTGTTCCTTAGACCAATGTGAAAGTCACTGTCTGGCTTTAGGTCAAGATTATAAGGATATTCATAATCGAAGTTGGTCTTACTATAAATATCCTCTTTCCAAGATGAAGGTTCTCCACGAACTATGTAAGGCATGGTTTCCTCTTAGTTTAAAGTAAAAATGTCTCGAAAGATATCGTCTAGAATTCCAAAACTTCCACCAGTTACTGGTAATTCTTTCCCATAAGCCCCTATCTCAACCCCGTCGCCCCAAGCGTTTACGGGAGCATCCGTTGCGTCGCTCCAGACAAGGTTTCCTGCGTAGTCGTATTGATCTCCGTCGCCATTTGAGAAGGGGTCTATTCCTGCGTTGATACATACTGATGACGGCTGAAGAACAAAATTTGACTGGTCCACCCATGCCCTTGTCCACATAGATCCATTGGCAAATCCTGCCTTAGTTCCGCTTGACCAAGGAGATGTTCTGATGACAGTTGCAGCTTCCGAAGCGGATAAAACTTGGACTCCCATTTCGGTAAGAGCATCTAAAAACCAACTTAGTTCTGTGCCAGTTACTAGATCGGATGGCGTATCTGATACAGCATGGCAGATAATTTGGGCAATCGCCCCAGTAGAAAGCAAGTATGTGCCAAGCGCATAAGCTCGCCCCTTAACATTGGCTTCAGAATCATTTCCGGATTCTACATCTGATGTAAAAAAATCAGCTATTCCAAATGATCCCGTATCATAGATGTCAAGATTAGATAAATCTTCACTGGCCGAAATTGCAAGCCTGCCCCTATTTATTAAAAATCCAGCTCCTTGAATTGCTGCGTTGTAATTTGCATCATATCTCGTATTCGGGCTTGCAAATGACTTTGCAGAGTAGCTTCCCCCAATGGCGGTTTCCAACGTAGATTTCCAGTCTGTTATTTC